TTAAATATTATGAATCATTTATCGATTTAATAAGAGATATTCCAGGAACATCTGTATCAGGGTTAAAGAATTCAATGAATAAGTCATCTTTATATCATGGTTTTCGCTGGAAAATAATAGAGAAGACAGAAGATCCGACTTTAAAAAATGATATTGGACAGACAAATGAAATTAAAGTTTCAAGGCGCGAATTTATTGCTCATTTGAATATTGATAAAACTACTATATTAAAAGTATATTCTGAACAAAAAGATTTTGCAAAAGAATATAAATTATCACATAGTGCTGTATGTTGTGCAATTAAAAGAGAATCAAGAACGCAGGGAGGATATATTAATTATTATGACGATTGCCCAATTGAATTAAGAGAAATATATGAAAAAAATAATAAATTACCAGAGATCCCGAAAAAAGGTATGTCATTAACAGTATCAAAGATTGATAAAAAAACAAATGAAGTATTGAAAATTTATGATTCTATTGCAGATGCAATTAAAGAAAATCCAATGAGTCGTTTATCATTGCAGTATGCTTCTAAAAATAACACAATTCATAATAATTTTAAATGGAAAATTAATGAGACATGAATAATCAGTCATATCATCAGTCTATCCCCAATTTCTCGAAAAAAGTGTCCATTATAAGGAATATTATTTTTGATTGATTTTGTCAAAGATTTATCACTGACTCCCAAAATATTGCAGCAATAATACTTGCACAAAAATATATGAATTAAGTTCTCATTTTCGTCATATTGCCCGACACCATTTCTATATAATACTGGATATCCATTATTAGATGCTTCAAAACTATTCCGCAATTCTTCACTACAATTATCATACAATGTATAATAATGTCCCTTTGTTAAAGTGAATTTTTTGACTGGATTATCTAATGCACCAATTGATTCATAATTATTCTGATGAGCCGCGGTTTTCCTATCAATATACACCGCCAATATTTCTGATTTTTCTTGATTAAGTTTTGCAATATAGCCAATATTTTTCTGAATGGATGGTCTTGTTGGAACTATGTTGTTAATGACTAATGGATCTAGGCTTCTATCAACAAATAACCAGCGATAATTGCAATACACGCGGTTTTCAACAATGGCTTTATTCAATGAAGGGCGCTTAATATTGGGATTTTCTCGCATTACTTCGGCAACATTTTCATATACTTTAATTAGTTCCAGAGTTTCAGGATTAATTTTTTGAAGGCGTGGACCCAAATTCACAAGAGGTTCATTAAATGCAGTTGTTATTCTTGCCTGTGGTCGATTAATTTTCTCGAGTATTTCTTTATTCATTTTTTCAACCGAATCAATCTTATTGGATAATTGTTTGACAGCTTTTAAAAGTTCTTTGACGAAAATATTTTCATTATTTGTCTCTTTCATTTCAAGCATCATCTTCAAATTCTCATTCTCACGTTGCAATTCAGCATTAATACTATTGAAATACTTTAAATTATTGTTAATAATTTTCAATAACAAGCTATAGGGTAAATCTTTGCCAATCATAAAGAGTTCATTTTCATTTTCATGATTGACAAGATTAGTAACTTTATTTAAGCGGACATTTTCATGATTATGGATAAAAGATTCAAAGTCCTTACTGCGAGTAACTGCGAAACAATCCAATAAAATGCATTCTTCATATTTGTGCTTATGCTCGGCATATCGATTTGAAATTCCTATGCGACTTTCACCTAATTTTATGACATATCTTCCACTTTCAAGAGTTTTGACACGAATAATATAAACAATTGGACCATTTGTGGAATATTCATCCAATAATATTTTCTCTCTATCCAGAACTTTTTGTTTCAATAATTTAACTTCATATTCCTTCTGCTTCTTATCTTCAATTTGCAGCAATTGGGTTTTCAATTCAGAGGTTTCTTCTTCAAGTATTTGATATAATATTTCTTCCAATTTTATAAAATAATCATGGATTTCATCAGCTCTTTTTGTTCCGGCTTTCAAGCATAATTTCTTAAATGTTATGATATTCAACATAATTTTTTCTTTATTGTGACCACCATGTTGTTTCTTTTTTGAATCATTTGTAATATTATCTTTATTTTCTTCAATTTCTTTTGATCCCAAATCTTTTTCACTAATTTTTGATAAAAATATTTTATAATCTTTTTCAATAGTAAAATTTCTTTCAATAGTAATTTTGGAATTAGCTTTGTTTGTAAATCCAAGCCATTTCCAAATATCATCTACATCAATAACAAAGTCAATTACTTTATCATATTTCAGATAACAATAAAAACTTGATAAGAATATTTGCTGTTCATAATCAGAAAAATTGGTTTGCAGTTTATCAATCAGTTTTGATTGATGGTTTTGATTGAATCGAGCAATCGGGTTGCTCTCAATCAGGCGGACAATATCTACGCTCATACTTATAATAAGGTAGATTTCTTTAAGTTGTTTCTTACTTTATTTTAGAAGAAGTATAAATAAAATCAATTTTTTTATTTTAATAAAAATTTTAAACTATATTTTTATTATTTAAAATTATTTATCAGAATTTATGATTATAATTTTTGCTCACTTTTACGAGTGAGCAAATATAATGATGAATTATTATTTATTTAGAATAATATTTTTCAGGAATTTATAATTAATAAAATTCATCATATTTTATCTATATTAATTTTGCTCACGAAGCTTCAGCAGCAAACATATTGATAAATTATTTTATATTTTACTCTAAATTTTTAAAATAAAATTATAAATATTATTACTGATAATTTAAAGATATTTTTTATAATAATTAATTTAAATCTTTTCACCAGAATGTATTTTTAAATATTTTTATAAATTTTATATCAATAATACTGATAAATAATCTTGCTCTTGCGACCGCAAGAGCAAGATTATTGATGAATACTTTTCTATTTTACCCTATTTTTTATCAAAAATGTGTAAAATTCTAATATTACTGTTCATTTATCAAAAATTTTATAAAATTTAATAAATTCCGGTAAAAAAATATAAAAAATATGCATTTTTTATATTTAAAATTTTCATCAGTATTAACTGTTTAATTGCTATAAGCGAGACCACCCATGCCGCTCATGACGCGAAGCACGTTGTAGTTGGTAGCATACACGCGGATCTTTGATGAAATAGAGGTCTTTGGAGTAACCTGGAGCTGAAGAGTAGCATTGTCAATACGAGAGAAGTTGCACGTGCCCGAGGGTTGGTGTTGTTCAGGCTGAAGAGCAAAGGAGTACACGTTGATACCAGTGGCGGGGATGTTGGTGTGGCACTGGTAGGGCTGGACAAGGTTGAAGTAAGATCCAAGACGCTCGGAGAAACGATCGTGACCGTTGAGCTGAAGCTTGGCACGAACGACGGGGTTACGACCGGCGCGCTGAGGAGCGAGACCGGCGTGGTCAGCACCACCGGCAGCCTCGTTGTAATCGGAGAAGTTGACGGGGGCGTTGTTGTTGGTTCCTGCACCACCACCCTGGGGAAGCTGGCTGACACCGACTTCTGGGGTAGTCTGCCAAGCCTCTCCCTGGGGACCGTAGATCTTGTCGACGAGTTGGGCGGGGAAGCTGACAGCGGAGTAACCAGACTCGACGTTGGTACGAAGAGCGGCATATGGGTCAAGGAGACCATTGGACTGAATCTTGCCGTGAGTATCATTGTCGAAGTCATCAGTGTAGTTGTTCCACTGGTTCATTCCGAGCTGGATAACGGAGTCACGCTGAATAACCCAAACCAGCTCCTTAACGGGGTGATTGAAGTTCAGTTTGACCTTAATATTTTGAGAAGTTATCGACTCATCACCAGTGAATTGGAGCTGCTCTATAAGGTACTCGTGAGAGACCTGAGCGAAACGCCTACGCTCATCAGTGTCGAGGTAAATGTAATCGACATAGAGAGAAGCAGCCTCAAGAGAGGGAACGCAGAAGAGAGAATCGGACTTGGAGTCGATGTTGATTCCGCAGTTTCCGAGAGAATCACCAGTAACATAGCACTCGTTCTTCTGTCTGAATTCAAGAATAACTTTGACCTCGTGGTATTGCACCTTAAATACCCCACCTTTCGGTGTATTTACATACAGAAGCCGAGGTTTAATACCTCTGTATGTTTTCGGGAGTGGACTATATCTTAAGCTTTTTATAAATAAAAAACCCATTACCATTTAGTCTCTGAACCTTTCCCATAGTTTTACAAACCTTAGGGACTTGGCTGCTGATTGCCCATTTCAAAACACATTGTGTTTATCATTCGATTGCACTTTTACCATACCTGAGTTTTTTCTCAGCCAGGAAAAATTTTCATTTATCCGTTGGTAGCATATCGACTTTAGGGGTTTCCAGCAATTTGGAAATGTCGCACGAATTATCGCACTAACACCTGCGGTAGTTTTATGTTAGAACCGCTAACCTATTTTCCCTTTCTTTATTCTAAATTTCAGAAAGGAGTGGTGTTTTTCAGCCCAGCATTTTAGGCAATCAGAGGAAGAGACAGACCGGGGTTCCTGCAGAACCAGAACTGAAAGGGAACATAGAGAGTAGTTGCCTCAGCCTTCTCGAGGGCAGTACCAGTAAGAGCGAAGGTATTGCCGACCATATTATCATAACCTATCTGGTGTCCGGGCTCTTGGGTAAGCTCGTTCCAGATATTCAGCCAATCACCATAATGTTTGTCTATGCGTTGACCACCGATCTCGATCTCAACGTTGCGGATGAGAATGTGACCGATGTAGTT